GTATATTGGGCTTCTGCGAGCGGTTTGTAGGCGTCATTGCGAGCCATCTCGACTTCTATGCTGAACACAAGACTGTGCAACATGTCCCCGAGTTCATCCGACTTGAAATTGGTTGGTTCAAAGAGGCGTTGCCCGGCGATGACAAAGTTATTCTTCGTCGCACGGTAATAGTTGACAACGTCCTTAAAAGTGCAGCCGGGATTGCTCATCATGTATGTCATCATTGATTGATGCACAAATTTCGGGATCTTGTAGATTCGCGTAAGCCCACTTGTCGCGTAATATTTAAGTGACTTAATCCCGACCGTTTGGGTCGGATCAAAGACGACCGTCTCATTGACGGCTCTATCTGTGACGAGCAACTCCAAGATGACCAACGGTCCAACCGTTTGCTCAATCTGGATTAACAAGTTGCGGCCCGAATCCAACTTCTGGGGAAAACAGTGAAGCCATTGCCACACGTTGGTGAAATTGTGACGGTACGCGACTTGATTCGTCTGACCTTCAAAGTAGTAAAGGACTTTCATCCCGGCTACCTTCTCAATCAAGGTCTGTGATTCATCAAGTCGAACCGACACCCCAAAATCTGTGTGCGATCTCGCCTGATCCTCAGGCAAGCGGCGTATTCCCTCTGGCAGCAACATAGCAATCGTACCAGTTTTGATGCCCCTCCTATCCATGAATTCACCCAAATCCTTTGGGGATATGTCATAAGCCGAATCAACACTTATCAGGTGGTCAGCTTTTTGATGGCGGCCTTCGCACAACGTGGGATTCGCACCCACACCATTGAAGCAAAAGCGGCCATTACAACCGATGCTGGAATCATAAGCTGATTTGACAGCAACACGTTTCGCCTCAGAAACTATGTCCAGCCTCGGCCTGCGCAGTTTTCCGACCTGTCGCAACTCGTCGTGAGCGTCCGTGATTGAATTCACAACACTCCACTCAGCCGCGTGGCAATGAATGACGTCATCGATGTTAGCACCGACTTCCACGATTTTGGAACCCAGCGATTTGGAGTAACAATAGTTTCTCGCATAATCGTTGAGGAAGGAAACGTGCGGGTGTTCGCTATTTAGCAAACGTGGCACTACTTTTCGAACTCTTACACCATGCTCAAATGTGTCAATCGACTTATCGAACGTGACGTAGTTCCGGGGAAAGGATTGCGCCAACCATTGGCGTTGTTCGTCAGTTGTAGCGTATGGCACATTGATCGCCGA